CCCGGGCTTTCGGCCGCGTCAAGCGCATGGCCGACGAGACCGCGCTCAGCGACCTGCTCATTCCCGTGCGCTACACCTGGATCATCGACCTGGCGGTGAACCGCACCGGCATGACCATCAAGATGGGCGAAGAAGGCAGCAGCTGGTACTACGAAGTTCCCTCCGTAGGCCAGCGCATTCCCAAAGGCACCAAGCCCAACGGCGAGAAGATTACCAAGGACGCCAACGAGAACGACGCCCGTATTTACCCGTACCGTAGGTTAATCATCAGTACCGACCAGGTGAAGCTCTACGACGGTCCGGCCTTCGACTGGCACGGCATGCTGCCGCTGATCAGTTTCTGCCTGGACCCCTGGCCCTGGGAACCCACGGGCTTCAACCTGGTGCGCGACGGTTACGAACTGCAGAACGCCATCAACGAAATCGCCCGCGGCAACATGGACAAGGTGTGCAGCCAGCTGAACATGAGTTTGGCCTACGACATGAACGCCACCAGCCAGCGCGAAGCGGAGCGCTTCGATCCCATGCAGCCGCGCGGGCGCATCGGCTACGACGGCACGGCCACCGAAGGCGAACCGTTCCGTCCGGTGATCCCGCCGGAAGTACTCAGAGTGGAACCGGAATCCATGGCGCTCATGGATAAATTCTCGGAGATCATGGACAAGCAGCACGCCATCCACGACCTGATCTCGCTGGCCAAGCTGCGCGCCGTCGGCCCGTCCATGCAGGACATCGAGAAGGTCATGGAAGCCAACGGTCCTATCGTGGAGGACATGAGTAGGGCCATGGAAGCGCCCATGCGCGATCTCGGCTTGATGGTGAAGTACAACATCATGCAGTATTACACCACCAGCAAGGTCATGAAGATCGTCGGTCCCGACGGGGTAACCCTGGACACCATCGACTTCGATCCCAACAGCCTGATTCCCTCGCACATGCCCGGCGAGGACCCCAAGTCGCCGTCACCCACCAGCATTATCCAACGCGCACGTAATTTCGCCGATAACCTGGAGTTCTACATCCTGCCGAACACGCTGCACGAGATGCAGCAGATGGTCATGAAGCTCGGTCTCATCCAGCTGAAGAAGGCGCAAGTGAAGATCGACAGCCAGACCATCGCCGAAGCGTGGAACGTGCCGAACTACGGACACATCGACGGCAACACCGTTCTTGAACGCTTCAACACCGAACAAGAGTACGACCTGGTGCAAGCCGCGAGAATGAAGGAACTCGCGGAAGGACTGGGTTTGCTGGGTGGTATGCAACCCGGCCAAACCACCCCGAAGAAGCAGGAAGGACGCCCGCCGTCGGGCCACGCCGCGCCGCAGCTGGTGCAAAAAGACGGCGGTTCCCGCAGCACTATAACCGAATCCAAATAATTCTCTTGACACCGCTCCGTACCGGTACGTTATTGTCTCATCCGACTACTAGTACGAAGTACGTACCAGTATTCATGGAGGACACATGAACCGGTTACAGTCGCGCAAGCGCCGCCACAAGTAACGGCGTCCCTGCTCTGGGAAACGAGTACGGCGCTCACACACCGTATTCTCCTCTGCAGGATCAATCCAGAGGTAGGGACGCTGGCCCGGAAAGGTAGGCGTCCCACCCCACTTTAAGGAGCAGCACATGCGAATCGGTAAGGCGAAACACGGCGGCTTCATCGGTAACCTGGCCAAGCTCGGCGGCAAGTCCCACAAGCTTAAAATGGCCGGTGACATGCGCCCTGAACATTTCAGTAAGGCCGCCTCGTTCAAGAAAGCGAAAGTACAAGGTCACAAGAAAGTTTAGCAATGTATGGGCATGTCTCCAGTAGCAATGACTCCGCCGCCCGCTGCGCAAGCGGACCCCAACGCTCCGCCGCCTGCGCAAGACGCTCCCACGGCTCCGGACCAAGCGTCGCCTGCGCCCGGCAATCCCGCACCACAGATGGACCAGGATTCCAGGGCGCTGATCAAGATGGTGCATGCGTTGATGCTGCTCGGAAAGAACCGTCCCGCAGCCATGCCGGGTATCCAACAGGCTATCGAAGGGTTGAAGAAGGCTATGGTGGGGCTGATGAAGGAATCGCAGCCGCCGGAACCAGTGGCGCCGCCGAATGGATAAATTATGAACTACGCTGAGTACCTCAAGGAAAACGGCGCCACCGAAGAAGAGATCAAGATCCTGGACACCGCCACCGCGCGCAAAGCTTTCGACAAGCTGCAGAATGACGGCAAGGCCGATCGCGACGCCGCCGCCAACGACCGCGCCGCAGCCAAAAAAGAGCGCGACAACATGACCAACTGGTTTGAGCAGACCGCGGTGCCGGAGTTCAAGGATATGGAACGGCGGGCCATCGCCAGCGAGGCCAACGAAGCCAAGCTGAAGGTCGCCTGGCAGAGCGCTTACAAGCAGGGCGTGGTCAGCCTGGAACAACTGCAAGCTCTGGGCATCAATGCGGACGGTACTCCGCCGCCGCCGAAGGACAACGCCGGTGGCCTGCCGCCGGGCTTCGATCCCAGTAAGTTTGTCACCGCCGACAGTCTCAAAGGTATCGCCGATACCGCCGGTGACGGCCTGGCCGCCCTGCAGGACATCGTCATGGAGCACGCGCAGTTATTTCCGGACCGGCCGTTGCGGGTTCGTGAATTACGCCGCGAAGCGGTGGCCAACAACATGTTGGTCGAGAATTACTGGATGCAGAAGTACGGGGTGTCCGCCGCCAGAGAGAAACGCGCCGCCGATGAGAAAGCCGCTTACGAGAAGCGCTTGCGGGAAGAGGGAGCGGCAGAGGTGCGCCGGGAGTTTGCGGCGCATGGCAATCCGGATGTGCGTCCGTTTGTCAATAGTGCAAATCCATGGACGGAGCGCAAGAAGGCCGCGGGCGACAAGCAGCCCTGGGAACGTAGCGGCGACAACGTGACCGACCGCGTGAACCGCGCCACCACGAAATTGGTCGATCGCATGAACCAGGCGCAGAAATAATTTAGGAGACGACGATGGCTGATCCACTTTTTGACCAACTTACAGCGACGACACTGGCGGACCTTCGTGATGACGTCCTGTACGACGAGTTCTTCGTGGACTCCGCGTGGATGCGCAAAATGCGCGTCAGCGGCGCACTCGACGAATTCATGGGTGGCACCGGCATGCAGATTCCCTTCCAGTATGACCGGGTGATCGGCGGCGCCATCCAACCGGGCACCGACGTCACCGTAGTGCAGAAGCAGATCATCGGGGCCATGATCTTCCAGCCCAAGGAGTACTACGAACAGATTCCCTTGAACCTGTTCCGCACCAACGTACTCCAGCATGGCGGTCCGGCGGTAAAAGTGAAAGAAGTGGATGCGTACTTTACCAACGCGGTACAAGCGCTGAACACCGACATCGGCATCGACTTCTACCACCACGGCCAGAGCATCACCGGCAGTAACCGCATCATCAACATTAACGGTATCAGTGAGGCCTTGAATGACGGCATCAATCCATCCTACGACGGGAACGTTTTCACTACTTACGGCGGGCAACTGCGAAACGGTGTGGTTACGAATACCCTCAACAGCGTTCCGATCTGGGTCGGTGACCAGTCTGGGAACGTCGGTCAAGTTACCTATAAGCAGCTGGCCGAAGCTTACCTCAACGCTGTACAGCGTCCCGACATCGGGCTGTGCAACAAGGCACTTTATGCGTACCTCCTAGAGCGTCAGGAACCCAAGCAGCGCGCGGACATGGAAGTTCAGGATGTCAACATCGGCATGAGCGGCCTTAAGCTGCTGGACGCGGTGATCTTCGAAGATAAGCTGGCTCCGTCAACCAAGTACGGTACCCTGCTGCCGCCGACACTGTCGCTGACCACGCCGCTCAGCCCGCTGGCCGCCGGTGTCACCACTTTCACCACCCCGACGCTGACCGCCGCGCAGTCCGCCATCAGCAACTATCCATCGGCCACCGCCTGCAAGCCCGGCGAACCGTTCTTCTGGCTGCGTCTTAAGGGTTGGAAGCTGCGTCCCAGCGCCGACGCCGAGTACAACTTCAATTTCACGCCGCCCATCCGCAGCAACACTAACCCGGACTTGGTTACCGTATTTCTCAAGGCGGCACTGAACGCTTATACGACCAGCCCACGCGACAACATTCAAATCGTCGGCAGTGGCTTCTAAAGGAGACTACATATGGCCGGTGGGATGCTGACAAAACAGAACGATTTCCTGTCGTTCAAGTATCTGAACGACGTCAACGACACGGTAGCCGGTGGCGTACCGGTCAGCGGTTTGCCTTCTGGCGCCCCGCAGCCTTTCAGCTCGCAGAGCATTCCCGGCGACCGTATCGTGCTCGACGACGCTACCGCTGCGGCGCTTTCCGATCCCGCCATCGGTACCTTGTTTGGCGGCGTGTACATGTACGTGGGCACGCTGGCCGCGCCGACGCAGGCTCCAGTCCGTGGCCGCATTGCTTTCTGGCGCAGTAACGAACTGCCTGGCGGCGCCACGCAAGCGTATACCTGCACTTCGGATGCGAACCCGACTACGGCGATTCCCAGTTATATCGCCGGGGTATTCATCAACGCGGTTACCTCCGGCAACTGGGGCTGGATTCAGGTTGCAGGAACCGCTTCAGTGGCGTTCGACAGCGCACTGACGGCCAGCGCCCAGGGTATCCCGGTATCGGCGAAAGTGTCGGCCAGCTTGGCATCCACCGCCGACGCTGGCGTGGCCCTGACCATCACTACCCTGGCCTTCCAGCTGGGCGTAGCCATCGGCAGCCCGATCAGCTCCACGATTTCGTCGGTGATCATTACACGAGGGACGTTCTGCGGGAGAATCTAAATGGCGTTTACAGCAGGCATCAAGGTTCTGCCGGGTTACCCGCTGCAATGCGGGCCAAAGTACGTGGTGGTATTCGACGTCACCGGTCCGGCGAGCTATTCCCGTACCACCGGCATTGCCGTGCTGGCTACCGGCAGCGGCATCAACATGGGCGGATTCGACTGGGCGCAAGTCACCGAAGACACTACGAATGCCTTTGATGTGCAAGTGCAGATGAATCTGGCCGGTTACGGCAACGCCACGCCGTCGCTGATCCTGCGTCCGGTATCCATTGCTACCGCCACCGTCGGTGGCCAGGCGCAAACCGCCGGTACCGAAGCCGCCACCGGCACCAACCTTTCGACTTTCAGCTTCCGGGTCATGGCCTACATGGTTTAGGAGGAACGCGATGGCGCACCTTGGTTCAGGAAAGTACATGGGTTTCAACCGCGAGCCTCCCCCGGCGCATGGTCCGAAGGAAAGCGGCGGCGTGCTGGTACACTCGCACTCCATGAAGCCGAAATTAAAGCTGCGTGGGCAAAAGAAGATGGTTCCCACCATGAAGCGCCACGGCCGCAAACGGTAAGCCGCGTGAATGTCCTTTTGGAGCATGGCCAACGAGTTGCGCGGGGCACTCCCGAAACTGCCCTTCGCCTACGCGCGCACGCTCATTAACCGCGCCTGGAAAGAGCTGCGCGAACAGAACCTGTGGTCCTTCCAGCTGTACGAAGAAAGCCTAATCACTCCGCCGATCATCAACAGCGGTACCTGTACTTTCGTCCAGGGTAGTGCCAACATCCAGTTTGATCTGGTGCAGGCGGTTCCGGCGATCAACGCCGCGCAGATCGCCCAGCCCTACAGCCTGATTACCGAGCGCCAGATCCGCACCGGCGTCGGCGGCATTTACAACCTGATCAGCTACAATCAGACGACCGGCGCGGCGATTCTCGATCGTCCGTGGGGCGATCCTGCTGGTACCTTGAGCTATACCATCTACCAGGTGTACTACTGTCCGGCGTTCCTGGACCACCGCACCTACCTATCGGTAAGAAACCCGGTGATGTTCCTGTATCTCAACCTGACCATGACCCGGCGCCAGCTCGACGCCATCGACCCGCAGCGTCTGTGGTACGCCTGGCCGACTGACGTCGTCGCTTGGGGCATCGACCAGCGCGGTGCCGGTACCAGTACGCCGTCGGCAACCTTGAACTTCAAGATGTACGAACTATGGGGCCAGCCGGTAAACCCGTTCACCTACCAGTGCTACGGAATTCGCAACGGCACGGACTTGGTCAACCCCACGGATACCTTGCCGTACGCCGTCGGCGAAGATACCGTGCTGGCCCGCGCCAAGTACTATGCCTACGAGTGGGCGGAAGCCAACAAGGACCAGGAACCGCGCAGTGGTACCGCGGACTTTAAGTTCTTGATGGGCAAGTCCGAGAACGACTATTTGAAGTTTCGTACCCGCGATCGCCGCAACGACCGTGAGTTTGTGGATAATTGGTTCATTATCCGTGGTGTTCAAGCTCCTATATTTGCTCTTGGTCACTATAACACCTTGGCTGGAGTAGCAGGTCCAGCGTAAGTTAACTACTTCTGTCTCTAGTATATGGATAGTAATTCTTGTGGCATTCACGGCACATGCGCCAGCCGTTTTTGGAATACCGTGTATTCTTCTCATCGTAAGGATGTCCGCGTGGGCAATGAGTCCTGCTCGCATTCCTAGCGGCAATGGTATTTCCCAG